AATTATAAAGTTAATGATAAAGGGAAATTTGAAATTGTCGATCAGTTTACCCCTCCTAATGAAGAAAAAATGTCATCTACAGATAGACTCGAATATATTATTAAAAAAACAACTCCAGTCAGTGGCAATGTAAATTTAAAATCATACTTAGAATCAGATGAGTTTACTTCTTCAAACACTACATTTATTGATGAAAAGGATGTGGAAAATATCTTATTTTCTAAAAGCCATTCAAGCAATGTGTACAAATTGTTTCATGACTCAATTGGAGAATATACTGATGATGATAAAGGCATAAATGTTTTAGGAAAAATAGTCAATACTGATAAAACATTGCTTATTTGTAATATAAGTGGAGCAGACCAAATTGGTATTATATTTATACTAAACAAAAATCACGAAATTACAGATTATAAAATTTTTAGTAGTGATCATCCGTCTGCTGATGAAAGTATATCTGGTTTGGTAAAAGAATAAAACACTACTTGATTATTTTTAAAGAAAAACATAGTTCAAAAATGTTACCACCAAATATTATGTTTCCAAGAAATTCTGAAAAGATCACATTTAAATATTATAACTTTAGAAAAACTAAAAAATCCTGTAAATAATCTTTACAGGATTTTTTTGTGGAATTCACTTGCAATCAAAACTCTTTTTTACTTTCAGAGAAATTTCATTAAAGTATTACAACTATTTCAATTCTATAAAACACCAATTTGTTAAACATTTTCTTAAGGCTGAATGCAATTTTTATTCATGATTTCTTTATCAATTTGTTTTTCTAAAAATTACCAAACCTTTATCTACCTCATCGGATTCTACAAACGAACTGTTTTCCTGATCAAATTGGATGGCAAAATCTGTTTGATAATCCAGAATTTCAAATTGCGATCCATCTCCAGAAAGAATTATACCCAAATACTCTTCTAAGATATTTACCTCTTTATCACAAATCAATTCATTACTAGTCAAGAACAGATCGTAACTTTTTAGTTCCCCATTCCTTTCTGCACTGAACGTCACTCTATAAATTTCTGCATCAAATAATCCCGAAGAAACTTCTTTATTTACAATATAAAAAGAATTACTTAAATCTATTATATTCTTTATTTTTTTTATCCTAAATACCCGTCTTAATGAATAAGGCTCCTCTTTAATTACTGTTTTTAATTTCATTGGTCATGTTATTCTTTGAAATTTTGAAAATATACAAACAGCATAATCTGCATCATTGATTGTAAATAATATGCGAAAATTTAATCTTTCTTTCTCCTTTATAAATCAAATTAATAAGAGATAGTATAGAAGTTGTTTAGTTATCTATACTATCTCTTTTATTTAATTGGATATTAATCGATTTATTTTTCTATATGATATTTTGGATCGATTGTAATCAAAACTCTTTTAAAGAGTTCTATCAAACGATTTCTTATTGACTTCAGAATCAAAGTCATTGCGTCAAAGTTTTCTACTTCTTTTTTTGTCTTTATAGCAATAATATTGCTAATTATCGAAATCCCATCACTAACAATCAGTAAATCCATTACTATGGTTACAAACCATTTAAAGTTGTAATTAAGTCCTTTACTCATTAATGCTAAAGCTGTTGGTATTAACAATACGGCTAACTTGGAAACAAATCCTAAAGCTAATTTTTTAAAACTAAACGGGTTATTTAATACTATGGTTTTGATAATGCCTAAAAAAGTATCCATTACCATTAAGTAAAACAACACTTTAACAATTTCTATATCCATTTCTAGGTAAATAAAAATCCCATAAAGTAATAGTTTTATTTCGTTTGAATATTCTGAAATTTTATGCATCATCGGTTTTTCTATTTTTTTTTAATCTTCTACTATAGATTTTTGAGCATGATTAAAATCAATTACTCCTAATAAGTTGGTAAACCTTTTTCCGAAAATTGATAATGTATTATCTCTTTCATTTTCTCCTAAATTATCGCTTATGGTTTCCTGAACCACACCAAATTTATTTGTAGAGGAAGCGATAATAAAGTTATCGTTTAATAATGCCCCAGCTACCATATTTCCGCTAATGTCGATACTCAAACTAAGTTTTCTTAAATAGCTTAAAAAACCATTCCATTTTATAACGGCATACATAAAACATATAGGATAAACACCTAAAGAACAAATCAATGCAAATAAAAAAAGGATCCATTCTGTATAATGTTTTTTTGAGATAAGTAAGGTTGGTAGTAATAAGGTTGCTATTGGCATCATTGTTAGTATTGTAATTAAAAGCCACAGCAATGCTGAAGCTGTAAAAATAAATTTCACAATTTTATTCATGTATAATCTTTTTTAGTTTAATTATTCTTTTAACAAATAATCTTTTGGGGCATAAAGTATGAAGCCCCAAAAAATTATTACATATTGTTATTTCTTATTCTCCTTTAATTCCCTGGAGCATTTGGATCCTTTGGATCTATTGGTTTACTATTGTGAACAACAATTCCCGAAATAACATAATTATCCACATTCTCAACATCTAATAATGCAACTTCTAGAGGCTCTTCTTTAAATAAGATTGATTCGATAGCTTTTGTCTTTCCAGTTTTATCAACCAATAGCATACTTTGTATTAAATTTTTCGCACATACATATTGAACATTTTCTCCATCTTGAGAAACTAATAATGGATGTTGCCCAGTAACTTTAATCACTATATCTGCTGTTATGATTTCGTAGTAATTTGGCTGTACACTTGTTTGTTTACTTACTACTGTTACTTCTGCTTTGGCAGCTTCATTTAATTTACCATTCCATAGCATGTAATCTCCTTCAGACTCATCAATTTCGTTCGGGAAAGAAAATCCTTGAAGTTTGTCTCCAACTACAATATTCTTTAATTTCTTTGCTTGTCCAGATGCCATTGTTACCAAAGATTCTACATCAAAACATGAATATTCTCCTTCTGTGGTTACTGAAACTTCAGGAGTAAAGTCAGATTTTTTTCCTGCAGTATCTATAGCTCTTACTTTAAAAAAATATGTTGTTTTTGCTCTACCAAGAACACTACGAGTGGTAGTGTCACCAGCATTTGTATGTGACGCAGTTTGTCCATAAGTTTCACCAGATTCTCTTTTAAATATCTCGTAGTAACTAACATTACCTGTTGAACTATTCCAACTAAGATTCATTAGATGCAAGTCTGTAACGTAGCAACTTAAGCCTGTTGGCGGAGCTATAACGATTACCGTTGTAGTTGTGGTTGCACTTACAGTTTTACTGACACCCAATTGTTTTCCAGCTGCATCTTGTGCTACAACATAAAAACTGTAAAATGTTCCTGCAGCCAATCCGGTAACATCATAGGAAAGAACATTCCCTACTGAGAATGGTAAAGCACCATTTATAGACACCAGATAATTAGCTACAGCTACGCTATCCGTAGATGCTGTCCAACTTAAAGTTACAGTTGTATTACCGATGTTCGATACCTCTAAATTTGTTGGGTTTGTTACTGCAGTTGTTCCTGTATATTCTATGAAATGAACTACTCTGTAGGGGTTCAATATTGAAAAATCATGACCAGCCCCAGCAGGTTCAGTAGATGAAGTTCTATCATTTACAGTTCCACCACCAATAGCGTATTCTCCTCCCTCATTATTTTCATTCCTATCAGATTTAATTGTATGACTATGTTCTGGAAGTTCATTAACTGTAATTTGTTTACGTTTTTGTCCAGCAGCATATCCTAGACCATTAAATTCAGTTTGTGTGATATCTAAACCAACTGGCATTCTTCCTCTTAACGGCACATATTCTTCCCATCCTTTCGGAAATGGTGCAGTTTTCCCCCAAATAGCAATCATTCCGATAGGTACTGTTGTTGCAGGTTGTTCTTCTAACTTTACGATACGATCAACAAGTGACTTGATTAATGTATTGTTCTTAATAACCTGATTTGAATCATCTAATACCAACAAAGAACTAGTAGAATCTGATGTATTTAAATTCTCTAAATATACTTTCCCTCCTATATTTGTATTCTGCCAATCTGAACCATAATTTAAAGAAAGATTAGTATTACTATTCACTATTGCTCTACCTAAAGTTGATCCCAATCTAAAATCTGTAACCCTTACATTGGCTGTAGCGCTTTCTTTTATGTCTAATTTTGATAATTTGTAAGAGCCCAAATCAAGATCTCCTTTCATTGCCTTTGATCCATCAAGCGGAAGATAGGTTTGATTGATTAAATCAATATCAGTTTCTATTGCCTGAAGATCTTTTACGGTTTTGAAATCTTTTAATTCATAATAATATACTGCTAATGCATCAGTGATTGGAGAAGGTACAGGACGATTTGCATAATCTTCCGGACTAATGTATTGGGCTTTATAATCAAAATAGGCATTTTGTACTACCCCTGTTCCGTATGTTAAACTTGTACCTGTTCTGGTAGTTTTTAAAAATCCAGTTGGAGTACCTTTTTCAATAGGATATAAAATTCCTTCCAGTATTTTCGCACCTGTTTCATCTTTAGGATCTTTTTCTTCTTGATGAATAATAGCCCAACCTTTCTTGTCGATCATTGCAGGGGCTACGATATAGTTTTTATTGGTCTTGATGCTTAAATGTCCTTTTAAGGCTTCGAATAACTCATGTCTGTAAGCGGTTTGAAGTCTTTCTAAAGTTTCTTGCTCCAGAGGAAATCCTCCTGAATGACTAAAATTTACTTGTTTCATTTTTATGTTTTTAAATGTCTATTATTTTTACTATTTTTTTTGAGATAAGAATACCTCTATTTTATATTTCAACTTTTAGTTTAATCTTTTACTGAATAAGAATAGGTCCCGTAACTTTTACCCGCCAGTTTATAAAAATTGAGTAGATTGTGGTATTCCATATTGGCTACGTTAATAGCATCCGTTTGTACAGATTGATCTTTGGCTGGCTGAACTGTTATTGTATTATTTGCTATTAAACTTTCGGGTATAAACACTCTAAAATTGGCATAATTTATTTGGGTATAATCCTTACGATGAGCGAGGTAAACAGGTTTATTGTTTCTTTTTTTATATTCATCATGTGTATATACTTTTAATTGCGGAATCATTAAAGTACCATCCGGTTCGTAGTATTCTTTGTGAAGATATACATACTGTATAGTGGGCTTAACCGATTCGTCTATATAAATTAATTCTTCTAATCGTTTTTCTTCTATACTTAAATTAGGATTGTAATTTTTAGTTGGATTATAAGTTTCATTCAGTACTTTTTCCAGATAAATGACCTGTCCTGTATGCTGCATTTTATACAGCGTTTCTTCATAAATGGTACGAAGAGGCGTCAACAAAACATTAAGCCAATCAACATGAGTTTTTTTCCTAAGAATTGGAGGAATAAGCCATAACAGCAACTTTTCCCATTTTAAAACAGTGTATTTATTCATTGTATATATATTAGACTATTGTTTATCTCGGTAAAATGTGTAAGGGATGTAGTTTACCTCAACCTGAAGTGTATCCATGTCAAAATAACCTGCGTTTGGAATAAAATATTCAATCTTGGTTGCATCCTTAAAAATAGGATCTACTTTGTCGTTAGGATTTTTTGCCCAAGCAGTTTCAACTTTACTTAGTATTGGAATTTTAACTCCTTGTGCTTTCTGAATAGCGTCTACCAGGTATGTTTTTACAAAAGCTCCATTAAACTCAATATTTTTTAAATGATTTTTAATGGCATCTAAAACTGGAAACACCGTATTATTATTTAAGATTAATGATCCGTTTCTTGAATCGAATTTATAATTATCCAATTCGTATTGTTCTTCTGGTGTTAAAGGTTTGTTTGAAATTTTTGATTGGTAATATTCAATATCTTTTGGGTTGATAAAAATGCTCAAAGGATCGATGTAAACATTCAAACTTAATTTCAGGTTATCTCCTTGGTCAGAAGTGATATGCACTTGATTTCCTGCATCTTTAATTTTTGCGATGTATTCTTTAAAAGCAAAAAGTTCGTTTGGAACGTCGATTCTCGAGATTTTATCCTCTTTTACAGTGGCAACTTTTATAAAAACAACTCCAACTTTATTGTGGAAATAATCAGAGAAAATTTCTTCTATTTCTTCTATTTTTTTATTTCGTTTAAGGACAGTTTCTAGATCAATTTCGCTTACTGCACAATGCTTTATAATTTTTGAATCTTCAATTTGTTTTTCATCTAGATTTGTGGTGTCAAATTGATAAGAGCCATCTTTCCAGATCAGCGACATTTCGTTACTCGAATCTGGATCTAGTGGTGCGCCATAATGAAAATTCAAAGCCTGTTCTCGATACCAGTTTAACGTATGAGGCCTCGATATAAGGGCATTTTTTTCGACTATTTTTTCGTGTATCCAGATAGCTGTAGCCACTATATTGATCCAAAGTTTCCAAATCGCAGCTTTTGATTCTGTTAAGCCGTTTAGGGAGGCTTGTTTCCCTTTCTCAATCAGAATTTCGTTCTGTATTTCAGCAATTGTACGTGCCATATTTTAATTTTTTAATATAGTTTAGCCTGTAAGACATGTGTAATATGCTTATAGAAAATTGTTTATGTTTTTTTTGTAAATACTACTGAGATGTAGCTTTCTTTTTAGAGAATTCTAAAAGAGAAGATTTAAATGTGAAATTTCAGTCAGTTTGATTGTTCATAACTGATGCTTCGGGTAATTAAAACAAAGAACTTTTTTATTAATAAATGATAAAATCATCTTCAATTATCATATAATCAATTCCGGAGAAGTCATCCAGTAAATACTGTTCTTCATCTGAAATAGAAGTTGCAGGCTTTAAGTTTCTGGAATTGTAGTATTCAACAATATCCTTTTTAAAGGCTTCACGGCCTATTTTTAAATCTTCGTAAACAGAAATATCATCTGTAATATTAAATTTTTCATTGTCTTCTAAAATATCAAATACTTTTTCTATACTTCCATATTCTTGCAAAGAGATGTCAAAAATGTTTTGGTTTTCTTGTGGTTTAATAGTTCCCATCGATTTTAATGTTTTGTAAATCGTTAACATCTAATGTTTTTACATTAAAGTTGTCATACGATAATTGTTTATCTATTTCGTTTTCTAATCTTAGCCTGGATGTTGCATCTGGACTATTCATGTATTTTTTTATTCCTACTCCAAGAATAGGAAACTCTTTATAACTCCCTTTCTGGCTTAATAATAGATGCTCTATATTTTGCTGATCTGCATCTTTAATAGCAAAATCTCCATTTGTAATTAACAAGTCTTCATCTATGATAAAATCTTTCATATGTCGTTATTATTTGTTCTTTTATTAATTAATTTCTTCTTTTGAATTTGCGCGCCATACTCAAAAGATGATGTCTTATTTGATACTGTAAAAATACGCTATGCTTTGCCTTTAACCAAGATTTTAAAGGTTGGGAATCAGTAGTTTCAGTAAGTTAAAATTCAACAACAAAAACCTAATTATCAATAACTTAAACCCATTACGTAATTGTTTTACAAGTTAAAAAATAACCTTTTTATGCGCCTGGAATAATCATATCGATAATCACTTTAAAAATTACTTTTATAATATTATTTTTAAGAGTATTCAGTTTTATTTTTGATATTCCAGTAGTTTGAAGCGCCTGTAATGTCATTAAATCCAGTTGACTTTTTAGCAGCCATTCTAATTCTTCTTCGGTTAAATCTCCAGTAGAGAAAAGAATCATCCAACGTTCTAGTTTTTCCTTTGATATCACTAAAAATGCGTTTAAATCTTTCTCTAATTCCGATTTGTAGTCTTTGTAACTTTTTGTTATAATAGTTTTTAGTTTGCTTTTTAACTCTTCTATTAATTGATCGTTATTCATAACTTTAGGTATTACTGTTAATTAAATATAAAAGTGCATCCTTTGATTCTTTGTCTTTTTTAATTTCATATTGAATGAGTAAATCCAAAGCATCTAAAACCTGTTTTCTAGACTCCTGTATAAAAACTGGAGATAAAATCCCTTTCGTTTCCCAACGTTTGAAGAATCCTGCCAAAAGATTTTTTTCTTTATCATTTAAAGCCTTCCACATCGCAAATGTGATTTCGTTATTGGGCTTGATTTTTTCATATTCAGTCAATTTTTCGATGTTCAGGAATAAAGCTTCAACTTCTAATTTCTGATTAGTATAAGGAGAAATCGCTTTATCCATTAATCTGGAAGTTTCATCTTTTATCTCAATCGCTTTTCGATAAGAATAAGGGTCGAATTGGGCCGTTTTAGTTGATGTGCATGAGATAATTGCAAAAAAAATAGCAATTAGAAAAATTAGATGTTTTAATTTCAAATGTTTCATCTGTTTATTTGTATAAGATTACATAGTTTTTTCTGTCACGTTTTAGTTTACTGAGTACTTTCCAGTCGCTATATCCTTTTTTATCAAAGTGCGGAAGATCTTTAAAGGTTTTCCAATCTCCCCCCCAGTTCCAGTTGTATTTCTTGAAAATTTTTACACATTCCTGCCAGTCCGAGATTCGGTCATCATCCCAGTCTTTTGCAGTATCCCACGAAGCCGTTTTACCGTCTATAATGAGGCAAATGTCTACCGCAAAGCCATAATTGTGAATAGATTGACCTCCTTTGGCATTTGTTACTTTTTTTCCAGGTTTCGTTCTGCCAAAAGCATAAAGATCTTCTTGTTCCTGAAAAGTTCTGAGACTTTGTGTAACGCGCACTTTAGCTCGTTTGGTTAATGCCATATCGCATTCCTCAATGATTTTAGTAACTTCTTCCCTAACCGAAGGATGCAGTAAATCAATGTGTTTTTTTGTTGTTTGATCCATATTTGTATTTATTAAAGATTTCAAATTTTAAGCATAAAAAGCCTTTCTAATTGTTTGAAGACAATCAGAGTTTGTAGTATTTGATAAGATTATTGGTGTTGTAAATTTATTTAAGACTAAAACAATTGCTTAAGTAAATCCTGAAAATGTTGTTTTTTTGTGATTGCAATCTTGATGGAATAAGTGCTTTTAATTATACTGTAAAAATACGCCTAAATAGCGTGTTATAAAAATAATATCAAATTGTAAATCAGTAGTTTCAGTATAGAATATTATACTTTTAATGGTTTTATTTTTATAGACAAAAATTAAAATTAAAGAAAAAAATCCCGTTTTTCTAATTAAGAAAAACGGGATTGCAATGAAAAGAAAATATTTTAAGAATCAATTACCAAATCATAACATACAATATCACTTTGTCTTCATTTATATTCAATTTTATGCTGTTTTTAGTAATTTCTAACGAAGCTATTGGACTGTCTTTTACTTCATAAAGTAATACCTCATCTTTTTCAGTTTTGGTATATTCTTTGCCTTCTAAAGCTTTGTCGATGACGTGAATTGGAACCTCTTGATTAAACTCCAGGAAAAGATTTTGCATATAATATTCACTCTTCCAATATTTCTCAATAATTTCCTCATCCGAATATTGTTCACTATGATATTGGGAAATCATACCAATAACTTCTGTTCTGGAAAAATTATAAGAGTCATATTTTGTTTCTGTAATAATTCTTCCTTTTTTATTGGTGTAAGATTGTAAAACCTGATCTTTTGAATCTAAGGAAATAATAGATTCAAATTTATCTCTAGCATATTTATCTTTATATATATATATCATTAGATATACCAATTCTTCAAAAGAGCAGGTTTTAGCATAATCTTCAAAATGTCTTTCATCCCAATCAACCTTATCGTAATATAGTTCTTTTCTATTCAGATAATTTTCTTCTGTATGTTCTAGATTAAAATATAAAAAATCTAGTTTTGGTAAGTTGGTCATAGTTCTTTTAGATGATGTAAAGGGAATTAGAAATCTGATTAAGTGCAACAAACTTTAAATCAATTACCAAATCATAACATATAATATTACTTTCTCTTCATTGATATTTAATTTTATACTGTTTTTAGTAACTTCTAGTGAAGCAATAGGACTATCTTTTACTTCATAAAGTAGTACGCCATCTTTTTCAGTTTTGGTATATTCTTTTCCTTCTAAAGCTTTATCGATGATATGAATTGGAACTTCTTTATTGAATTCTAAAAAAAGATTTTGCATATAAGATTCACCTCGCCAATATTTCTCGATAATTTCATCTTCTGTATATTCTTCGCTATGAAATTGAGAAATCATGCCAGCAACATCTTTTCTCAAGAAATTATTAAAGATATATTTATTTTCACTTATACCTCTTCCCTTTTTATTGGTATGGGATAATAAATTTTGTCTTTCATAATCTAAAGAAATAGCAGAATCAAATATACTCCTAGGGTATTTATCTTTATAGATATAAATCATTAAAAAAATCAATTCTTCAAAAGAGCATACCTTAACATAATCTTCAAAATGTCTTTCATCCCAATCCACAGTATCATAATATAATTGCCTATTGTTCAAGAAATTATCTTCTGTGTGCTCTAGATTAAAATACAAGAAATTTATTTTTGGTAAATTGTTCATATTTTTTTATTTGGTGAATTTATTAAATCCACATAGAGATTATAAATGTATCTTGTAATTACTTAGAATAGTTGAAACCCAAATTTTGTATTTAAAATTATTAGATAACTCCCAATTCCATTTCTCCAATAGAACTATACCAAAAATCTGTATTAACGTCATCTTTATCTATAGCCAATAATCTGTTTTTTAATTCCAGAGCATATTTTTCATGATGTAAATGGTATTGTCCTAGCGTTTGAGGTATCTTTACTTCCTTTCTGAAACGTTCGTATGAGTATATATATTCAAGATAGGTTTTTAGATTTTTATTGATACTATACGTTCTTATCCCTTCTCGATAATGAGTCCTTCCAATTATTTTTTGAGTTTCGATGTCAATGCATAATCCAAATAATTCATTAATGTAAGTATTTTTAGTGCCTATTTTTAAATATTTTTCATCTAATAATTCGACATTTCCAAGGAACTCATAGTCTCCACCAAAAGTATTATGATTTGGTAATCCAATATTGTATAGAATATCTGATGTTTCTTTTGAAACATACTGGTTAATCATATCATTGTTTGCGAATAGTACTAAGCTATTTGAAAAATATTCTTGAATTTCTGTTAAGTTCATTTTGTTTGATAAGTCTTGGTTAATTTTATTCAGCGCCTCGAAACAACACTCTAAGCATTATTACTTCATTCTAGAAATTTATCAAAATATAAAAACATTTTGCCTAAAAACATTAAACTAATGATAAGAAAAATAAAAGAAAAAACCAGATAACTTTTACTTTTAAAAACTCTAAGAAAGACAAAAAATAAACATCCAAAAAGAATACTAGTGATTACATACAACATTTTTAAGAATGCTACAATATCACCGTCAATGACTATTAAATCTCCTTCATTGACAGTGTATGGACTAATAAAATAGCTGACAATAAAAAGAAAAAATCCAATAAAAATTAATATTTTCATTATGGTTTTCATACATCAATAGTTGTAATTATAATAAAAATATAAGTTATGTCTTTTTAAACAATTGTTTATTGTTTTGTATTCATAAATAAAAAACTTAAAATCAATTAGTATATTGAAACATATAATATTACTTTGTCTTCATTTATATTTAGTTTAATACTGGTTTTAGCAACTTCTAGCGAAGCAATAGGGCTATCTTTTACTTCGTAAAGTAATACATTATCTTTTTCTACTTTTGTATATTCTTTTCCTTCTAAAGCTTTGTCGATGATATGAATTGGAACTTCTTCGTTGAATTCTAAAAAAAGATTTTGCATATATGATTCACCTCGCCAATATTTTTCTATACTTTCTTCATCTGAATATTCTTCTTCGTGATGTTCAGTACTCATTGCGATGACGTCTTCTCTTAAGAATTTATAATGGGAAAATTTATTTTCACTTATTGTTCTTTTATTTTTACTGATAAAAGAAAGTAAATTTTCTTGCTTAGAGTCTAATGAAATCGCAAAATGAAATACACTTCTTGGATATTTATCTTTATAGATATAAATCATTAAATAAACCAATTCTTCTAAAGAACATCTCCTGATATAATCATCAAAATGATTTTCATCCCAATCAAATTTGTCATAATATAGCTGCGTATTTGTTAGATAATTTTCTTCTGTACGATCAAGATTAAAATATAAAAAATCTAATTTTGGTAAATTGTTCATTGTTGTTTATTTTATTTTGTGAATTTAGTATATTCTATATAATCTCCAAACTGTTCTAATAAGGTTTCAGCATAAAACTGTGCCATTTCTATATTATCTCCGCCATCTATATATCTAGTCGGATGCAATGTTGGGTATTTTGATTGCATTTTAGCCCCTGCTTTTTTCATAATTTTTATATAAGTATCAGTGTTTTCTAAAGGATAGCTATTAACTCTTTTTAGACTGTAATCGATACCAGAACTTCCTACAGCACGTAGTTCTTTAAAATTATATTTAATAGCTATGAGTATGTCTGATGGGCTCAATGCTGAATTGCCAAAATGGTTGTGTGTTAGTATTAAGTCACCGGCTTGTCCACCATTTTTCAAAATTTGTTGCCTTGCTTTGAGAACTTGAATACGTTCAATTTTTAAACTAGCCTTTTCAATACCACCAAACTTATCAAAAATTGCTTTTCCATTTTTATCAAAAAACATTCCGAATTCCTTGTCTAAAACCCTAATTTCATCTTCAATCTCTTGTACTTTTGGAAAATTTCCAGTAAGATCATCAAGTTTACTTGAAATCTTTGCAAGCTTTGTTTCTAGTCTTTGAAATTCATTTATTATTTTTTCAGCATCCTCAATTTTCTCTTCTAACTTTAAAGCTTCATCCGTGTATCCAGCATCTCTAAGTACTTTTGCTCCTTTTCTACCTTTTTTAACTAAATTAATTAATCCTTCTAATCCAAAAGTGGTAATATCAACGGCAATACTTATTTTTGTCCAATTGTCTACCAACCATTCTAAATCATTTTGTATTAATATTTGTTTTGCCTTGTCATTAAGCATTGCCATTTCTGCAGCTTCCTTTGTAATTTCTATATAAGCCAGGGTTACGGCAAGTTGGCTTCCACCAACAACAATTACTCTTAAAGCAGATGCAACTCCCAGAATTGAAGTAGTAAGACTTACTAGTTCCCAAAACTGCTTGTTGTTTTCTTGCTCAGAAAGATGTAATAGCATTAAAATGGTTTCGGTTTTTTCAATGAATTCTCCAGGTTTCTGTCCTGTTGTTGTTAACGAAGCCAAATGCATCGGGTTCCCATAACGAATTGGCATTGTGAGATATTTTTTAGGCTCAGATCCTATATCTTTATCTAAAGGAAAAAAATCATCCCAAAACTTATCCCAAGTTAATCCATTGACAGATTCTATATATATTCTACCTGTTTCTAATCTTGTAGTATTTAAAAAGATGTCTTTAAAAATAAAAGAATCCTTAGAACTCACATATGCTTTATTAACTTCAGGACCGCCTTGGTTGCCATAATTTGTTGCCAGTTGGTGAATTAATTTTAAAAACTCGTTTCTTATACTTTTACCTGAATCGTATATTTGTAGAACCTTTTTAGGTCTTTGTTCTAACCATTTATAAAGTTTTTTCCCATCCTGTTTGTTTAGAGCTTTCAGAATGTTTATAATTCCTTGATCTTCATCACGTCCTCCTAAATCAAAAATATTTTGATTTAAAAGAATATCAAGATCTTGATAGAGTTGTTTGTTTGTTTTTAAGGATGCCAAAATGAAATACGGTATTACCTCATAAATGACATCTAATTTGTCTTTGTCATTTCCTGCTGCGGCTATTGCAGTTCGGTAATATTGAGTAATTACTTCTTTAAATTTCTTTAAATCATAACCTATAAACTCTGCTAAAAATTCCATCCCTTCGTAACTATCAGTTTCAAATCTAAGAGCCAAATTTTTTTGAAGATCGAAAATATCTAAAAGAAAGAAAGTCTTTACTGAAAAAGACACTTTAAATTCAATATTTTTTAGATCAACAATAGCTTCAAACTGATGACGATTACAACTAATTGTATATCCTTTAATAGTTCCATTAAAATTTAGAGGAGCATTTTTAGGAAAAGAGTCTAATTTTAACTTTTGTGCTTTATTGCCTATATTTTTTTTGATCCAAAGTAATATAGAAACTAATGGCGATATTGGTGCAACGACAACTACTTCCTCTAAAGCACTTGCATAAGTATATTGATAATGATTTTCATTATTTAGAATATAACGATCGCCTTTTAATGTAATTTCATCAGGTTTTTTAGGATCGTTTGCATATTTTGCATCAAGTTCTTTGGCTGTTGCATAATGATCTTTAAGAAGTTTTTCCCATTCACCCGAATTTTCATCATCTTCTTTTTGCTGACGCCAAATGCCTAGCATAATTTGCCTGAACCGGGCCATTTCAGAAGCACTGGTATCTTTTAGCTCTATAGTATGGTTTTTAATAATCATTAGGATAGTTTTTTTATGGGTAGGCAAAAAGGTATTTGCTATAGTATTTCGACTTTAACAGGTTTCGGCTGGATATGATCTGAAAATGCTGTAGTAATATTGAGGCGTAAATCGTCCTCTTGTTCAATTTTGGCATCTCCGCCTAGATAACAGTTTTTGAATAATACTTCAAGGGCTTTAAATTCATCCATTTTTGAAGCTTGCAATACAGCTGAACGAATGGCAATATCCGGTTTTTTGAAATAGGCAAACAAAGTCATTTCGTCGTCATCTGCAATGGTCAGTTTAACTACTTTTTTATGTTTGTATTTCCATTGGTTTAACTGAGCCTGAGTAATATTTCCGTCAAGGACATCTGCGGTTTTTGAAATTGTTTTTTCCATTGTAAAAGGTTTTATTTTTTATGATTGATGAGTTGAATTCTGATGTAATGATTTTTTATAAGTCATTGAAATGAGAATTATTTCGTTGACTGAATGATAAAAAAAGAGGCTGCCTGAGGTATTGTTTTGGAGTTGAATATTCTCGAAGCGGCCTCTTGAAGAAGATTCCCTTTCTAAAAACGGACTAATAAAGAGCTTGTAGAATAAGTTTGCAGACAAAAATCATGTTCCTTGAACTCCTTTTTTGTATAACGCAATTGATAATGGTTATCTCTTTTTAGTCGGTTTTATAGACAGAAAATAGGGTATTATGGTTTTAGTAGTAGTAATTTATGTAGATTAATTCCACTCAACGTGAGAACAGATCAAGTCAAAAGAAACCGCGATTTTAGTGTCTCCTTGACTAATTCCTCTGCTGTTTGAGTTAAATTCGCAGTTTCTTACCGTGTGTGTAATTACTTCATTACTGTCGTCCAGGTAACTTACAATGATGCTGAAAGGGTTGATATCCTGTAATCTTTGTCCTTTTGGTAAAGCAGCTAAAATAGCTTCTACCTCGTAGTTGTATAAAGTGATCGAAGCTTTTGCCTCATACTTCCCTCTACCCCTGTGCACTGGCATATCTCCAGCTCCGTAATGGTTTTCTTTAGATACTGAGTCGCTATAGTTTACAGCTGTAATTCCGGTAACGATGTTACCTGCAATACTTACTTCGATAGATGACCAGCTGTGTTGTTGTCCGTTAATTAATGGTAATTTATTCATATGTAGCTTTGTTTATTTTTTAATGATCTTTTTAACGATCTGGAACTATCACCTTATTCATTTGCATTTACAGTAAATGAATAAGTGCGATATAATTGGTGAATTTTTATGTTTTTTTGAATTATATTAAATTCAGTAAATTATGCTTTGTCGATTCCAAAAGGATTTTTAAATCCTAAATCGACCATAATTTTGCGGGCAGTTCCAATTGGAGTAATTTCAGCTTTTACTTTTAATTCTGAAGTTGCCAAAATATTTTGTTTTGGATCTACATAAACATCAAAAGCTGATACTTCTTGGTTGGCAACCATTCCTTCTAAAGCGCTTCTGCATAATCCTTCAAAGTTTTTTGAAACTGATTGTGGTAATTTGCCGTCAATATCTACTAAAACCGGAGAAGCTAATTTTGGTAATAAAGCGGTACGCAATAAACGAGTTGCCTTGTTAATAGTACGGTTGTTTTCGACATAAGCAAAGTCTGATGTACCTAGAGTACAAGTATGACTGTCGTTAAAATAAACACCTGGCAAACCAGTATGTGTTTTTGCGAAAATGTATCTTTTTTCGTTTAGTTCGCTTAAAGTTCCAAGAGTTTTAATTTCTTGTCCACCAATAAAACCAGCTTTAGAGAAACCTTCACCAGTAAGGTTAAACTTTTCAACCCAAGCAATATTTTCAGATACTTTTGCTTTAGAGATAGCACCTAATGCTAAACCAACTGCAGCGGTATTTTTGTATACATCTTTAAAAATGAACTCAAGAACAGCTCCATTTTCTTTTTTAAGGCCATCAGCAGTACTCACATTATAAACATTTAAGGAACCTTCTACTGCAACTAATTTTTCGCTAGCAGCTAAAGCATAAAGTTTGTCATCTGCCGTTGTAGTGCCTTTTTGAAATAACTTTTGTTCAAATGCTTTTTCAACATCCATAGCTACAACTACAGATACGTTTTCTGCGTTTAATTCAACTAAAGAAGTAGCTAATTTAGAATCAAAACCTTTCCCTTCCAGAATAACTTCAAAAGGCATAAAATTCGTATAAGCAAGTTCCGTTTGTGTTTTTGCTGCTGCAATTGCGGCTTCTGTTTCTCTGAATCCTGTTGCTGTAGAAGAGATAATTGCCATTTGGCGAATGTTTCCATTGGCTTTTTCTTGCATGTCTAATGCTTTTCCTGCAATGTTTGCGTAAGATGTAGCTGTTGTTCCCATAATGTACAAGTCACCAGAAGGATTCATTCTAAAAAATTGTTGGATTTGATAATGAGCGGATTGCCCATTTACATCATAATCAGCTGTAATTCCTAATGCTTCGGCATCTTCTAAGGAAGCCAGACGCTCTATTTTATCTAATGCTAATTTTGCAGTTGAAGCTCCATCAAAAAGTAATCCTGAAACCATGTCTTGTTCTGGATTTCTTCTTCCTAATCCGCCTGATAGTTTGTTAATCACTACATCGTTTAATGTACTCATAATATAAAATGTTAATTGTTTAAAAAATTGTTTTTGTTAAAAAAAGGGCAAAAGAATGGCTGCTACAAGTTCCTAAACTTGTAATTATCTACGATTTATCTTAAAATGGTATTTGTAATTTAGAATCCAAAAAATAAGATGACTCTTTTTGGACGGTTTTAAAAACTGGTCTTTTAATTGGATTTTGCTCTTGGCCAAGAGATAAATTTGCTTTTGCTAGCGAGTACAAATTTAAGGCTCAAGATTGCTTTTTCCAATTTTTCAGATTATCAAAGCCAGTAGTTTCAGTGGTTTAAGCTCTGGCCTCTGTAGCGAGTCCTTCATTTATAATAGTATAAATGGTGCGTTCTGTTAAGAACAAAGTGTCTGAAAGTTCAGACACAACAACTTTCATTTGTTTAGCTTGATTTCTATTTAGGTAGTTGATCACAAAATCTCTCCTTTTGTCTAATAGTGTTCTGCTTCTCTTCATATTTTAGGTTTAAATAGTATGGGTTAATTATTATTTAGATTTGTATCCTATTGTAATTTTATCTCATATAATTATTTGTGAATATCACCTGTTAAATTATAGACCGTTCAAATTAAGAGCTGGTTTTTAAATCAATATCTCCCTTAACCTGATTTGGGTTTATCCCTATTATTCCAGTAGTTAAGTTATACCCCAGCTCTTCTAATTCTTCATTACTTAATCCATTATTGAAAAGAATATATTTCTTCTTTAAAATATTTTCTATTAATGTAGTTTTATAGGTTATCTCCCAAATGAAATAATCGTTCTTATCCCAGTAAACTTCTTGATTATTACATTGCTTTTCTTTTATCTTAAAGGTTGAATTGGTATCTATAAAGGCATTGTTATTACTTGTAGATAATATAGCCTTGTCTATGCGATGTGCAATTTCGAATGCTTCTTCATAGCTTGTAGAAGAAATAGTTCCAACTGGCAGTACGACGTAAAGGCAAAATGATACATCTGCTTTGTAATTTTTTTCAGAGGATGTCTCCCAAGAAATAGTATCGTATTTAAACATTACTATCGGTGCTGTAATCGTAGTTTTAAAAACAGCATCACTGTAAAGATGTACTGCTGGCGCATTAGAAATGAACTCTTTTTCGATAGCGCTTTTTTTCTCGTTATAAAATTCTTTTAAAATCATATGGTGGATTGTTTGTTTGACAAATATACAACATATGTTTTAAAATATCCAACATATTGCCATAAAAAAAGCAGTGATTTCAGTAATATGATTTATTTTTTTTTCTCTACATTAGAGTATTACAAGAATAAAAACACCATAATCACCTTTAAAATTAGAAGTTACACAAAAAATTTATATCAGAATGCTATTATTTATTATATATTTTTTAGCTTTGCAACATATAGTGGAATACCTTGCAAACAGCAAAACATATTACACAAACAATAAATGCAATTACAACATGGAAATACATACTAAAATAAAACGTATTATAGATGAGATGAAGTTAAACAATAACTCATTTGCTAAATTAATAGGTGTAACCAGCACAACAATAGATAGTATCACTATTGGAAGATTGCAATCTGATGGACAGAGAAAAAGAACAAAGCCAGGTTTTGATTTACTACAAAGTATAATTACACATTGCAATGTGAATCCGGAATATTTCTTTGGAGAAAGTGATGCCATTTTTGTTAATAAAACGAACAATGAAGTTGGTTTAAATTTACCAAAGATTATAACAGTAAACGAAGACGGAGAAGAAAACATCAATTTTGTGGGAGTAAAAGCCCGTGCAGGTTATTTAGATGGCTATTCTGATCCGGAATACATGGAAAGCCTTCCTTCATTTAGTATGCCAATGCTAAAAAACGGAACTTATAGATGTTTTGAAATAAAAGGAAATTCGATGTCAACAACCATACATGACGGAGATTATCTCTTTGGCAAATATGTCGATAATTTTGATGATATTCTTGATGGAAGAATTTATGTTATTATCAGTAAGAATGATGGAGTGGTTGTAAAAAGGGTCCTGAACAGAATTAGAGAAAGCGGAAAATTAATCCTGAAGTCTGACAACAGAGATGGAAATTATCCAATGTATTCTATTTATGCCGAGGATATTCTCGAGGTTTGGTACGCGAGTATGTATGCTTCTAAACAAATGCCAGATCCTATTAATATTTATGAAAAGATTCATGATCTAGAAAGTAAATTCTATGAAATGGAAGAGGCTTTGAGAAAGAAACTGAATTAGATATTTTTGTGATTTTTTAGAATTTCAATTGAAACTAAGTTGTACTTTTCAAATATTAAACTGCCTCTTGCGATATTTCGCAAGAGGCAGTTTAAGTTTAGTTTGAATTTGTTATGAAATCTTTCCAGTCCCGGTTCCGGTTTGCGCTGATGCAGAGCCAGTCGTAGTTACTGTGGTGTTTACAGTTCCTGATTTGACAAATGTGTCAATTGCAGTTGCTAATTTTTCTGCTGTTTTTTCTCTCGCAATTTTTGATTGATTTGCATTATCATCTCCGTTGCTTACATCGACCGATATTTGTGTGCTTTTGTCTAATGCTTCTAAGATTGCTGCTTGTAATGCTGATATTTGTAATGCCATTTTTTTAAATTTTTAGTAAATTTTGTAAATTAGATTTTATTGTAAGTAGACTCCCTACATTCGGACCAACTCCTTGTACAACTACAATTTTTGAGACTTCTGTAATGAGGCTTTCTAATTCGGTTAATAAATTTTTTGTCCCAGCATCAATTTTAAATTTATCATCCATTTCAAAAATCAAATCACCTTTTTTAAATGAAGTTTTTACATCAGAAATTATTGCTTCAAACCCGTCTTTGATGGTTACTTTGACTTCTTTATCTTTTAAATTGAAAATTGTATTTCCTTCATTAATGCTGATATTTTGTTCTTTAATATTAAAGCTGTTTTTCGAAATTTCTGTACCATTTTCATCGTAAAAAGTGGTACTAATGTTCGAGCCTTCTTTACCGTTAAATTCTAGTTGAGCGATATTTTTATATGTAGGTACTGAAGTTGTCGAAGAATCATTACCTTCTTTTTCTTTAAATAAAACCTGGAATTTATCTACATCAATATCAATTTCCAAATAATGATTCTCGTCATTTTTAAAGCGAATAAAAGTACGTTCGACCTCCGAAAACTGCGAAATAAACGCGCGAGTTTCTACTCCGCCAATAATGGTAGCCAAAACCCAGCTGTCTTTTTTAGGAATCGTAATAATTCCTTGTTCTACATCCAGGATTGAAGCTTTCAATCGTACATTTTTAAGAATCGCGCCATCGGCCCTCATTATGTTTACGGTATAAGCATCTTCCGGATTATGGAGCGATTCTGTTTCTTTGTTTATTTCGATGACTTTTGCCGCAAAAGTTTCAATAATTTGATTTTTATTAGCGACATCTTTTATTAGATCTGTTATGTTTCCCATTTTAGTTTTTTTTAGATTGCTTCTACTCTTCGTCCTATATAAATCCTTTGTCTGTAACCGTTTTCGCCAAAACTTCGCTCTACTTTCTCGACTTGAAAAGTTCCATTTTTTTCTTTGTCTTTTGCGTTTTCAAGAATTACTTTATCTGTAGGTCGTACAAACGGCTCACCAAAAGTGAGAAAAGAACCTTCAAATCCGCTTGGTTTAGATTCCATTGCTCTTAAAGCAGCATATTGATACAATTCTGAAGCTATTTGTGTCGTTGCTTTTTTAAAAGCTGTTGGATCTTTTGGTAAATCATCGGAATCACTATGCAGAACATGGTTTTTTATTAATTGCCCATTTGGATCGCCCAATTCAATATAAATTGGCGTGTTTGAGTTCTTAAAGTATTTTTCTACTCGAGTTCGCGTGTTTTTTGTAGATTCATTAACTACAACCAATTTATCTTCAATAATATTATACCGAAATCTAAAACGTGCTTTTCCTGAAAAACTTCCGGAAATTGATTTCCCTACTTTGTCCAACTGAGAACTTAAAAGGCTAAGTCCCTCATTGATTAACTTTTTCACAAGTGTGCCTGCTAATGGACTTTTAATGAAATTACGAGTGATAAAACCACCCAATTCAGTAGCAGTATGTTGCTGCGGATTATTGGTAATTGTAAGTACAGGACCCGTTTCTTCGGTTTTAAAATAAGTATAAATCCCTTTGTCTTTTAACATATCAAAAACCTGCGCCAGACTTTGGTTTCTGTTAACCATTATATTTCCTAATTCTTCGTCAAGAGCATTTACTTTAAAAGGCAATTTTAGTTCTTTGATTCTTTTTTCGAAAAAAGTTTTAGGATTAAATTTTTCAACATTTGTAGTTGGATTTGTAGCAACAATATTTAACGTATCATTCTTACTTTGAACATCGTCGTCTTTTACCGCTTTTACTTTTTTAAAAGCATACATCGTGTCTTCACAAGATATAGTAGCAGTTGTTATATCCGATTGAACTCCTGTGACATAACCTCTAAAAGCTGGTTTATAATTGCCATCATATCCTAATAATATTTCGATATAATTTTCAAGTTTAAAAAAGTCGTGAATTGTTTTTTCTTCACCATTGGCATTTGCAAATAAGTTTTGGTCGAAACCTTTAGTATCTGTATATACTTTTTTTGGCATTACAAGGGTTGCCGTATCTGTTAGGGATTTGTATGAACTGTTTATATCGACATTTTTGACATAAGTAAATTCATAATATTTAGGAGTTGGAATAAGTCTTATTGTTTCGTAAACTTTAATTCTCGCATTTAGTTTAAGCATTGTCTCTAATTATTAGTTCTACGGTTTCATCTGACGTGGCGCTGGCAGTAAATTTTTGAATATTTTTTGTTCCAGAAATAGAAGGAATTGAATACGAATCTATCACAAGTTCATAAATACCAAATCGGTTTAAAATTGCATGTGTTACTCTTAAAGAATAAGGCGCATTTAGAAATTGCTTCAATAAAAAAAGCTTTTCTTTTGGATATTCATCTCCCGTTTCATTAGCGATTAATCCTTCGATAGAAATACTAAAATCACCATTTGTAATATGTTCTTTGATAGTTGAATCTCTTCCTTCGATTCCTTCTTTCCTGATAACTTTTGAACGATTTAAATTTACAGTAACAGCATCTATTCGCAAACTTGGTAAATTAAGATCGCTTTTTACCAGGGGTTCAAAAACTAAAGGAGCAAAAACTCTTAGATTAAACTCGCCCCCTGTTTTATCTATAATAAAATCTTTCGATTCTGATTCGTTATAGTTAATGCCAGCGTATTCAATATCCTTGGTATCTAAAATTTCGTTTACATTAAAATTGAATTTCATAATGATTTATTTTTGTTTTTAATTTGAAAATGTTTTAGCAAAAGCTGTTATAAGTGTATTTTCCTGTCTTGTTTCGTTATGTTTTTGCAACCAAAGAGCTTCTTCTAGTAATTTGTAAAACTCATCTATAGAAAGTTTATAAGGATCTACCTGAAAAGCATATCTGATAAGGGCTGCCGATTTTTTGAATTCATCTTTTTGAGGAGTTACATCTATCGCAAATTCACTGTCTTTTTTTATCATGGCTACAATAGAATTTCCTGCAGAAAGCATAAATTCATCATCATAATTCTCTTTATCCAGGACACACTCTTTAAATAAAAACAGAATTGCTTCGTGGGGATTGCCCTTATATTTATTTTGATAGTTTAAAAAAGTAGTAAATGATGGTTTTTTGCAATAGGTCGTTGTTAATTGATCATCTGAGGTAAGCTTTAACACTGTACCGTATTTTTCTTTTAGTCTTTGAATGGAAGTTTCGTCTTGCATTTTATGGTTTTAGAGATTTTGTTTTTTTGTGATGTAGGAGTAGCTTAAAAAAGTATTATGACTTTTAAATATTACTGTCTCTACTTTCTTTTTTTAAGGCCTCAGTCAGACTTTCATTTTTTTCAGATACTGATGAGGGCATAATATTAAAACTCTCTATAAAAATATTTCCCTCTTTTGCTTGTCCCAAAGGATTTTTAAAATTACTCATGTCTGGTGTTTTAGGAATTTCTCCTAAGTCTTTTGGTATATAATCCATGATTAGTCTATTGTTTAATTGTTAATGTAATTGTTGAAAGTATGGTGTGCAGTTGAGGTCTCTATTCAGTAAAAAAACCTAAAAATAAAGGGAATTGTTTTGCCTGTTAGGCATTCTAATATTCGTTATTAGAGCATGTAAAAATACAGTAGAAGAGGGTGAAAAACGAATAATTGAAGGGGTAGTTTCTGTAGTTTCAGTAGAATGTAAGTAGAGTTAATTGGTTGTTTTATATAACGAAACATTTTTTTTATTCATGGTTTGATATAAGGTAAAAAACACCCAAAATCATTATGGAATTTGTGTTTTCCTAATGCTTTTGAGTGTTTTTACAATCTATATGAAAATTTAGTTTTGAATTACGGATGTTTTTTTATTTCCGATTCTTGAAATCTATTTTAACTTTTGATTATTCTAAATACCACCATCTACTATTATCCAATTATTGGGAGCGTTTTGTAAAATTGTTTTTCCCACTGTTCCCGCAGACGTATATTTTACTAAACCGAATCTGATTATTATTTTGGGCTTTACAGGTCTTGAACTCCAGCCGTTATATATGGCATTAAGATTAGTGGTTGAAAGTGAGGATGTAATAAAATCATTAAAAGTAGTTACATTGGATGTGTTCCAAGAACCAATGTCTTGATTAAATGTTGATGCGTTGTTAAACATACTCGACATATTAGTTACATTGGATGTGTTCCAAGAACCAATGTCTTGATTAAATGTTGATGCGTTGTTAAACATACTCGACATATTAGTTACATTGGATGTGTTCCAATTCCTAATATCAATACTATTACTATTATTGAAAACTGATGCAGATAGAAACATATTTGACATATTGGTAACTTTTGACACATTCCAATTTCCAATGTTTTGATTAAATGCCGATGCGTTTCGAAACATACTTGAAATATTCGTTACATTTGATACATTCCAATTTCCAATATTTTGATTAAATGTCGATGCACTTTCAAACATACTCGACATATTGGTCGCATTTGATAGATTCCAATTTCCAATTTGTTGATTAAAATCTGTACATCCTTGAAACATTGCTCCAGTATTGGTAACTTTTGATACATTCCAATTTCCAATATCTTGATTGAATGTGCTTACGTTATAAAACATTCTTGACATATCAGTAACTTTTGAAACATCCCAAGAACTAATATTTTGATTGAACTCTCGTATGTTATAAAATAGACTTGACATATTAGTTACATTTGATACATCCCAATTATCTAATGGCCGATTAAATGAAACTGACCAAGCAAACATATATGACATATTTGTAACATTTGAAACATTCCAATTTTCGATATTCTGATTAAATGAAGTTGTTCCAAAAAACATTTCAGTCATATTAGTAACTTTTGAAACGTTCCAATTCCCAACCGGTTGATTAAAATTTCTACAGCCTGAAAACATATATGCCATGTCAATAACATTTGATACATCCCAATTATTCATATTCTTAACAGTCGTTAAATTGGTACAGTTTGCAAATGCATTTACCATAGAAATCAAACCAGATGTATTAAGTGTATCATTCGTGTTAGATAAGTCTAAGTTATCACATCCTATAAAATAAGATCCTTCTGTAGTACCGAGCCTTAAGATTCCCCAATTTGCGATGTTTAAAATCTTTGATTTATCTCCAGCATACTCAAAAGACCAACCATAACAAGTACCAGAAATTGTAATTGTATAAGTTCCTGCTGTAACGTAATTATGTGTCACTTCTAACTGATTGTAAGATGTGATAATATTACTACTACCATCACCCCAATCTACAATAAAATTATATGTTCCTGCTGCAATTAATGGCAATTTTATTTGAGTTATTGCACTAGAGTCTGTAGAAACATTGTCTGTTTTCCAAGTAGAAACAAACGGTTTAAATTTATTTCTCCCAAATACGGTATGTTGTAAAAGACTTCCCATTATACACCTAATAATAAAATACCGTTAGTACTACCTCTTTTCATCAAAGTAAAAATCTGTTTTTCGGTTGTTGCCAATGGAGTGTCAAAAAGCCAAGTATGAGGTGTAATAATTACCCAATTAACAGTAACACCTGGTAAGATAATACCGTTAAAAACATAACTATTGACTAATACCCCAGGAATAGTAATTGTACAACTGGTTGTAAATACTACTGTTTTTCCATGCCATGAAGCTTGCGCAAGTTGACTAGTTTCTACTTCAATTTGGCAAGCAATATCCTGCTTACCCGAAATATCTGTAGTAGGTATAGGTTGCCAAGTTTTATTATAATCATAATATTGTCCTGCCAAGCCTCCATTTATTAACGGTTCTTTTCCCGAAATAATAGTTGTCAAAGAATCAATCATTATCTTCAACGTTTTACCCATTTCGGCAGTTAATGCTTTTGTGGTTCCTCCTGTTATTAAATCATTTACTAAAATAGTACTCAATGAAACCTGCACAGCTTTAATAGCATCAGCAATTTTTTGGAGAGTATCCAAATTAATGTTGTCTGAAGCCAATAATATATTTATACTTTTTATTTGGTTTTGCAAAACCACGCCCTGTTCTGCACTTAAAAGCGAAGTGGAACCACCAGAAACTAAATCATTTACGATATCTAAATACTGACTGGCTAATTTTGCAAAAGAATCCAATGGAGCATATCCATCAGCAAGACCTTTTTGGGCTTTATCTTCTTTAGTTTCAAACAAAGCAGTATGTGCGCTCTTATCCGTTTTATGTGCTTCAAATTGGTCAGTTTCAACTTTAGCATTTAGAACGTTTGTAAGGTTGTTTATGCTACTTTGCGGTATCATTTCATCTTTGTGCCAAAATGATTGCCATGAAGCCCAAAATTGTGCTTGAGTTGGTTTTTTGCCAGTTTTAAACCAGCCTAGAATGGTATTGATATTTGTTGTCATATTTTATTGTATTTGAATTAATGATGTAATTAAATTATAGATTTTGATAATCTCAACCTTTCATAAAGTTGGTTCTATAGCGAATACTATCGGTTACTTTTCATACCTGATTCCTATTTATTAATTGTATTATAAGATTAGTATAGTATTAATTTAAAGGAAGAATGTTTTATATTAATATTCCGAAAGTTTGTAAACTGACATACATACACAAGCAATACTATTCGTCTTTTGAAAGTGGAAAAGTATTCTGAAAGCAGAAAAATATAATCTGTAGCTTCTATAGTTTCATTAGAAATAAACGAGGTTTAAATCCAATAAGTGAACGAGGTTTATTCACTAATATTCATGACAGGAACATCTAAGACTATCAAAGAATTTATGTTCTCATAATCTTGACACCTTTGAATTTATATCTCCAGAAATTGAGTTTTCTTTTTATTTACTAAATTCCTCCATCGCTAATTATCCAGTTGTTCGGTGCTCCAAGTAAAATATTTTTTCCTGTAGTTCCTACAGCTGTATGCTTGAGTTTATCAAATCCTATAATTTTATTTGGAAGTACAGGTCTTGAACTCCAACCATTATATAATGCATCAAGATACTCAGGATTATATGAACCTACCTGTTTTCCTGCCATAAAATTCGTGAAATCAGTTACATTTGAAACATTCCAATTACCAATGTTTTGATTAAAAACAACTGCACCAAATAATATATGCAGCATACTGGTAACATTAGAAGTGTCCCAGTTTCCAATTGGTTGATTAAAAGCTCTTGCAGTTTGAAACATTCCAGTTAAACTTACACCTGTACTTGCTCCAATAGTTCCCCAATTATTAATGTCAGGACTTCCGCCGTTGTTAAATGCAATTGCATTAATAAACATTCTAAAGAAAGATGTTCCTTTGGAAACATCCCAATTGCCGATATTTTGATTAAAAACAGATGCTTCTCCAAACACTTGCATAAAGTTAGTTACACTTGATGTATCCCAACTATTTAAGGGTTGATTGAATGACTTTGCATTATAAAGAAATAATTCTAAATTAGTTACACTTGAAACGTTCCATTTTTCAATTGGTTGATTAAATGCAATTGCACCGTTAAATGTGCCAGACAATGTTGTGACTCCTGAAACATTCCAATTATTAATATCGGGACTTCCTCCATTGTTAAAAACAGGATTACCTGAAAATGTTGATTGTAAGCTAACTAAATTTGATAAATTCCAATTTCCTAAATTCTGATTAAAAGCAAGTGTTCCTTGAAAAGTTTGCTGTAAAGACCTTACTTTCTCAGTATTCCAATTCCCGATTGGCTGATTAAAAGACCTTGCATTTTGAAACATAACTGCAAATAAAACATTTTGGCTTGTATTAAGAGCCCACTTATTTATATCAGGACTGCCGCCATTGTTAAAAGCAAATGCACTACTAAACATTTGCTCAAAGTTAGTTACATTCGATACATTCCAAGAACCAATGTTTTGATTAAATTCTTTTGCGTTTTGAAACATTACCCCCATGTTTATTGCACTTGATGTATTCCAATCATTTAATGGTTGATTAAATACCCATGTACTCTGTAACATATTTTGAAAATTAGCAACCCTTGAAACATCCCATTTTCCAATTGGTTGATTAAAGGCGTTTGCACCATTAAACATTGAATACATACTAGTTGCGTTTGATGTATTCCAGTTATTAATACTAGAACTTCCTCCATTATTAAATTTGTTTGCAACTGTAAACATATATTGAAAATTGGTAACCTTTGACATATCCCAATTTCCAATATCTTGGTCAAATTCTCTCGCATTATTAAACATTTGAGAAACTACAGTTACCTTTGAAGTATTCCATTTTCCAATCGGTTGGTTAAATGCAGGGGCATAATAAAACATCTCACCTATAGTTGTTGCACTCGATGTATCCCAATTATTAATATCAGGACTTCCTCCGTTGTTAAAAAAAGAGTTATTTGCGAACATAAGTCCAAAATCTTTAACCTTAGATACATTCCAAGAACCAATGTTTTGATTAAATTTAGAATATCTAAACATAGCCCCCATAGTTGTAACATTTGAAGTATTCCAATTTCCAATCGGTTGGTTAAATACAACTGTATTATTAAACATTGCATTAAGGAAAATTGCACTTGACATATCCCAATCATTAATTTTATTAATCGTTGTTAAAGAAAGACAACTATTAAAACAACTATAAAAAGAAGTGGTAATTAATAAATTTGGTATATCAATAACCTCTGATAAATCAAGTTTTTCGCATCCATAAAAATAAAATCCCTGAGTTGTTCCAAAAATTAAAGTTCCCCATGATTTTATAGAAAGTATTTTTAATCTATCCCCTAAATTATTAAACTGCCATCCTTGACATTTTCCAGTTATTGTAACTGTATAAGTTCCTGATGTGGCGTAACTATGTGTAACTTGTATTTGATTCCAAGAGGTTATTGTATTACTAGTACCATCTCCCCAATCAACATTAAAATTATATACTCCCGAAGCTATTAGGGGGAGCTTTATTTGATTAGCTGAACTTGAGCCAGTAGAAATATTATCCGTTTTCCAAGTAGAAATAAATGGTTTAAATTTATTTCTTCCAAATACTGTATGTTGTAAAAGACTTCCCATTATACACCTAATAATAAAATACTGTTAGTACTACCTCTTTTTGTGAGTGTGAAAATCTGTTTTTCAGTTGTTGCCGATGGAGTGCCAAAAAGCCATATATTAGGTGTAGTAATTACCCAATTAATAGTTACGCCTGGTAAAGTTATACCGTTAAAAATATAACTATCAATCAATGATACAGGAATAGTAATAGTGCAACTAGCCGTAAATATCACAGTTTTTCCCTGCCATGATACTTGCGCAGGTTGGCTGGTTCCTACTTCAATTTGGTTAACAATATCCTGCTTACCTGAAATATCTACAGTAGGAATAGATTGCCAAGTTTTATTATAATCATAATATTGTCCAGTCTCCCCCCCTGTTATTAACGGTTCTTTTTCCGAAATAATAGTTGTTAAAGAGTCTATCAAAACCTTCAACGTTTTACCCATTTCGGCAGTTAAGGCTTTCGTAGTTCCACCTGTGGTCAAATCATTCACCAAAATAGTACTCAATAAAACCTGCACAGCTTCAATAGCATTAACAATTTTCTGGAGCGTGTCCAAATTAATGTTGTCTGAAGCCAATAATATATTTATGCTTTTTATTTGGTTTTGCAAAACCACGCCCTGTTCTGCACTTAAAAGCGAATTAGAACCACCAGAAACCAAATCATTTACGATATCTAAATACTGACTGGTTAATTTTGCAAAAGAATCCAATGGAGCATATCCATCAGCAAGACCTTTTTGGGCTTTATCTTCTTTAGTTTCAAACAAATCTGCATGTGCGATTTTATCGCTTTTATGTGTTTCAAACTGTGATTTCTCAACTTTAGCATCCAATGTACTTACCAGATTAGTTATACTACTCTGTGGTATCATTTCGTCCTTATGCCAAAAGCTTTGCCACGAGGCCCAAAATTGAGTTTGTGTTGGTTTTTTGCCAGTTTTAAACCAGCCTAAAATGGTATTTATATTTGTTGTCATATTATATTGGGGTTAATTATGTTTTTTTAATTGAAGTTTTGATAATCTCAACCTTTCATAAAGTTGATTCTATAGTGAATACTATCGGTTACTTTTCATACCTGATTCATATTTATTTATTACTATTAATTGTTTAAATAAGATTAGTATAGTATTAATTTAAAGGAAGAATGTTTTGTATGAATATTCCGAAAGCTTATAAACTGACATACATACACAAGCAATACTATTCGTCTTTTGAAAGTGGAAAAGTATTCTGAAAGCAGAAAAATATAATCTGTAGCTTCTATAGTTTCATTAGAAATAAACTAGGTTTAAATCCAATAAGTGAACGAGGTTTATTTACTAATATTCATGACTGAAATATCTAAGACTATCAAGGAATTTATTCTTCTTATAATCTTGACACCTTTGAATTTATATCTCCAGAAATTGAGTTTTCTTTTTATTTACTAAATTCCGCCGTCTGTTATAGTCCAATTGTTAGGCGAACCTTGTAATATTGCTTTACCCGCTGCACCGTTTGAGGTGTATTTTATCGTTCCAAAATTTATAGTCATATTTGGCTTTACTGATCTAGAACTCCACCCGTTATAAATAGCATCAATATTATCAAATGAATAGTTTAAATTTGTTTTACCCAGCATGAAACCTGAAAAATTAATAACGTTTGAAACATCCCAAGCACCAATATTTTGGTTGAATACTTGTGCATTATTAAACATTTGCCTCATATCTGTAACATTCGAAGTCTTCCAATTACTTAAAGGTTGATTAAATGCTCTTGCGCTATTAAACATATTGTTCATATCTGTAACACTAGAAACATCCCAAGAATTAATTGGCTGATTAAATACAGTTGCTTCTGAAAACATTTGCCCCATATGGGTAACTTTTGAAGTATTCCAATTCCCAATCGGTTGATTAAAAGAAAACGCTTGTATAAATGCTTGATTCATTGCAACAACATCCCCAGTAACCCAATTATTAATATCAGGACTTCCTCCATTATTGAACGAAGCTGCGGTCAAAAACACTTGGGTCATTGTGCGAACTTTTGAAACATCCCAAGAGCCGATATTCTGATTAAATGCAGTGGCATTATGAAACATAGCCCTAAGTTCTAATACATTTGAGGTATTCCAATTGTTTAACGGTTGGTTAAAATTATTTGCTCGCATAAACAATTGAGTCATGTTGGTAACTTTTGAAGTGTTCCAATTCCCAATTGGTTGATTAAAAACCCTTGCGCTATTAAACATATTGTTCATATTTGTAAGACTTGGAGTGTTCCAATTGTTTATATCGGGACTTCCGCTATTGTTAAATGCGGTTGTGCCTTGAAACATACTAGACATATCAGTAACTTTTGAAACATTCCAAGAACCTATATTTTGATTAAATGCTGTTGCATTATTAAATACACCAAGCATATTTGTTACTTTTGAAGTGTTCCAATTGTTAATATCGGGACTACCTCCGTTGTTGAATACGGACGCATTATTAAACATTTGAGCCATATTTGTAATATTAGAAACATTCCAAGCACCTATATTTTGATTAAAAACAGTTGTATTTCTAAACATATTATTCATAGCAGTACAAGAAGATGGAATCCAATTGTGAAGAGGTTGATTAAAAGCTGTTGTACTTTCAAACATTTGAGTCATACTAATAACCTTTGAAACATTCCAATTATTAATTGGTTGATTAAACAAACCATTATTAAGAAACATAGCTGTCATATTAAGCGCATTCGATGTATTCCAATTACCTATTGGTTGATTGAAATTAAGTATATTAAAAAACATCGAAGTAAAATCTGTAACCTTTCCAGTATTCCAATTGTTAATGTCAGAACTACCTCCGTTGTTGAATTGCAATGCATTAGAAAACATAGAGTTCATGTCTATAACATTTGAAACATCCCAAGCACCAATATTTTGATTAAATATGGTGTTGGCATTAAACATGGATGCCATAGTTGTAACATTTGAAGTATTCCAGTTACTTAACGGTTGATTAAAACTTGATTCACTAAAAGCCCTCGAAAGAACTGTCACATTTGCTGTATTCCAATTGTTAACAAAATTAATAGTAGTTAAACTAGTACATCCTTGAAAAATCCTTGATAAAGAAGTTGTTCCCGATAAATTTAAAACATCCGTAACCTCATTTAAATTCAAGTTAGCACATCCATAAAAATAAAAACTTTGGTCTATACCTAATGAAAGTGAACCCCATGATAAAACGGATTTTAATTTTAATCTATCACCAGTATTATTAAATTGCCATCCCTTACAAACTCCCATGATGGTTACAGTATAGTTCCCTGCTGTAGAATAGTTATGTAAAACCTGTGCTTGATTCCACTGTGTTATTTTATCTTGCTTTCCGTCACCCCAATCTATTGTAAAGTTATATACCCCCGAATTAATCAGGGGTAATTTTATTTGAGTTATTGCACTAGAGGCTGTAGAAACATTCTTAGTGTCCCAAATTGAAACAAACGGTTTTAATTTATTTCTCCCAAATACATATTTTTTTATACTCATTATGCACTTAAGATTATATTGTTAGTATTACCTACTCTAGTAAAGTTTAAATAAGTTTTCTCGGGGGTCACACTCGGATTTCCAAACAACCATGTAAAAGGAGAAGTTATCACCCAATTAATAGTTACAGTTGGCATTGTGATTGCATTAAAAGAAAACTCTGCGGGCAAGGTTGCCGGTACGGTAATTGTTCCGCTTCCTGTAAATAGGATTGTTTGACCATGCCATGAATTTTGCACCAATATATCACCCGCTACCAATATTTGATTGTCTTTAACTTGTGTTTTTGATTCTAAATATTCTTTTGTTAATAAAGATCTATCTCCTCCTGAAGTAATTAGTCCATTAGTCAAATTTGGTGCAATTATTTCACCATTTGTATTTTTCCTTATTGCTACTTTTCCTGTTCCAGTAGCTAAAACAACCAATTCACTATCATTAGCTGAAAATGCACCATCGAAACCACCTATAATTGTATTTCCACTACCTGTTGTAATTCCTGATTTTTGCCTAGGATTTAAAACAATATTATTATTACCTGTAGTTATACTAGCATTTGTAATATTCTCAATTAATAAGTTTCCACTTCCTGTAGAGATATCTCTTCCTGCTTGATACCCTATTACTATATTATTATTACCTGTAGCATTTTGAATTCCTACAGTAGTACTAAACGCCTGATTACCTAAAACCGTATTCCTATTACCCAGAGAGTAGCTAGATGAATACATCCCTATAGAAGTATTGTATGATCCCGTTACATTTTCTGACAAACTAGAACTACCTACAGCTAAATTTTGCTGACCACTGGTATTACTAGATAAAGCCCAATTTCCAATAGCTTGTTGAAAACTTCCAGAAGTATCACTATCTAATGCTTCTCTTCCAAATATAAGATTATAATTATCTGGTCTTTCTCCAATACCAATCCTAACTCCATTTATTAATTTATCTACCCCACCAAGTTCTTGCAATGGGACATTGTTAACAATACCTATTGCTGTTGCAGATACCGGAATAGAAACTTCATCTGTAGTTGCTATCGTGTAAACTTTACTATCTTCTAATTTTGCTGGAAATTCAAATTGAGTATTTGCTATTGGTTCAGCTATTTTTACTATTGTCTGTTTTCCGTTTTTAGATTTATTCAACCTTATATCACCTTCAAAAAGTGCTATACTACAATTATCTCCTGTTTCTACTACTCTACTGCTAAGTGATATTTGGTTTGTTAACTGAAATAATGATGTGTTATTTAAATCATTTCCAACTTCAATCCTATTATATTTAGAATCTCCATAATCTCCCATTATAGTTGCAGAACTATTTCCATAATCAGCAATAGGATTTGTATCTAAAGTAGATTTTAATCCTTGATTTTCAATATCTACAGCAATATCCCCTGTTCCTACAATTGCTTCCCCATTAATAGTTTTAAATTCAGGTTTATTAAGCAATTGACTAAAACCAGAATCACTATTCCAATCCGTATTTACTTGTGGAGCATGCGCATTTTTATCAGCCAGGTGATTATTTAAAACTACTTTGTCTGCCTTAGTTAAAAGCAATTCGTCAAGCCCTTCAACATCTTTTACAGGGACTTTTTCATATTTATGTCGAAAAGAATCCCATGTATCCCAGAATTGATTTTGAGTTGGTTTAAAACCTGTTCTAAACCAGTTTTTTATGGTATTTAATGTTTGTAAAGCCATGTTTTTTTATTTTAAATTATATAATTAGAAGTTTTATTTTAAGCATTGTAAGATCAATAGATATCCTTGTATTTTTTCATAATTGTTAGTTTAGAGTAAGGTTAAATTCCTTACTTGGGATCCTTCAATAATTGTTTAATTAGAAAAAAAATGGAAATTACTCTTGTCAGGTATTTTAGGCATTCTCTTCATGCCTTTCGATAATAAATAATCCATAATGGCTATTGTTTTAGTGAGGTTACTATATAGTGTGATGATTCTTTCTTTAAATAGCAGGAGAATTTGCAAATCATTATGATAAATAATGCAACCTGCTAGTTGTTTTTTGAGAGTGTAAAAGTAGAATGCAAGAATAAAAAAAGGGCTAAAAAAAGCTTTGTAGTTTCAGTAGTTTCAGCAGAAACAAAACTTACTGAAACTACTGAATACAAAAGGCTTAAAATTTTAAAATCACAAGTCACAATGCTACTTTTACACCCAGAAAAACACCTAGCGATGAGTAAAAATGCAATTCACAATTTCAATCTTTCAATAAAAAATAGTGCTGATATAAAAAGTTCCGAACATTTAACTAACATCATTATAAAAGAGCTAGCTAAAGTTTCAAAAGAGATGAGCCAGCAAAAGGATATAGTACAAATATGGCAAGAGCAAAAACATCAAAATGTTATTCCCATTACAAACAATCTTAATTCCTTAACCGAAGGAGGCGCTATCGACCCCACTGCTAAAACCAATAAAGATACAGCAACATCGTTTAGCACTACTCCTTCAGTTTCAAGGGAAACAATACCAAGCTATAATATCACAACTGGTATTACGCCTTCAAGTGCTCTAATCGGAGGAGGTGTTGCTGATAACACTGGTAGAACAACTATGAGTTCTCCCACATCAGCAAACATTACTCCTTCGACTTTAAGAGTAGAAAATAATACTCTAAACTTTAGTAAAGGCATAGCAACTCAGCAAACCTTGACGGTACCGAAAATGCTTCAACCAAATAGTAGTGAACCAACTATAGAAATAATAAAAGCTGAAATCAAAAAGAATTTAGATGCAGCCATTTTAGCAAATGATACCTCAACAATAGCATATTGGACAGGTATTTCAAAAGCTTTTGAAGAAGGAGCTACAGCTCAGGATTTTGATGGTAAACCAAATGATATATTATTTACTCAAATGTATACCATCCTGAAACAGGCAAATTCAGGCCTTATAGAAAGTCAATTTTTTAATTGGGACACTATTCGTAAAAAAATGATCGAGTCTATTGACGCCAACATACTCAATGGAAACATTTCTAAAGCAAGTAATGAACGTTGGACGAAAATTAGAAAAGAATTAAATAATGATAAAACTAACATCGCTAATCTTTTCGAGCAATACGACGAATTATTCTTATTACTGAGAGAAGTAGAAGGACTAGAGAGATTACCAAATACGATCACTATAACAACCAAAACTAAGATATATCCTAATTTAAGTGCAGACAAACTATACGCTCCTATCGGGAAAGAAGATGTGTATGTATTCCTGAAGGAAGTAAACAATGAAAATACTCGTGGAAGTGCAGTAAATAAAAGCGCGATTAAAATAAAAAATACTCAAAAAACTTCGTTTATAGTAGGAGAAAGTCTTGAATTTTTCCTTGATGAGTTTTTTATTGTTCAAAACTTATTTAAAAAAGAAAACATTGATTGGATTGTTTATGATATTAATAGTAAAAAAGATAAAGGAATTGTTTTTGAAAACGAAGGAACCTCTTTCAATTATAATTTTGATAAGCCCGGTATTTATAAAATTGATGCTTATGGACATAGTGCTACAATTCATCATAAAAAAAGCGCAAAAACGGCAACATATATACAACTTGAAATAATAGCTCAGGAAATTCTAATTACATCTCCAACTATTCCTAAAAGCGGAATAACAAGAGCTTCTACGCAAGAACAATTGTTTAAAGTGAGCCTAAAAAATAAGGAAGTAAAAACATTAAATCCATTAAAGCTTTATTATCAACTAGAAATTTCAGATAACAATAAATCAATCAAAATTTCAGATGAGCAGGAATTAGATTCGACTGGTATTATTAAACTTGCTATGCCTGATCTAGGCGAATACAAAATTAAAATAACTAGTAAAGATCAATATTCCTTACTTAAAGAATTTAAAACCTCAGTAATTAAAAATGAAGTTACCAGTATTGGTCTAGCCGAAAAAACATCGAACAATAATGTGTTTTTATTAGGTAAACCAAACAGCACTATAACTTTAGAAGCGAAAACTTTTAAAATAAACCCTCCTACAGACAACGAAAAAGAAGATGTAAAATGGATGGTTTATGATTCTAATAATAAACCATATCTACGATCCGATGATGTTTTATTCACCGAAAAAAATAATCCTCAAAAGAAGTACATTCATAAATGGAGTTCTTTTAAAATGCATATTCCTCAAAAAGAAGGAAATTATACGGTAGAAGCTTATAGTGATAGTAAAAAAAGTACTAACTCGGGATGTATTTATAAAATTGAAATTAAGCAGCCAGAAATAACCGAAGCACATTGGGCATGGAGCGGAGGAAGCAAAAAAGTAACTTCTGGTTTTTCTGGAGAAAGTAATTACATACAGGCACAAATACCTTACTATGAAAACCAAACTGTAAGAGTTTATTTTTATTTAAACAATGCAAAAACGAACCATTACATTGATGTAAGAACTAATGGAAAAGGTGAAATTTTTGAAAAAATAAAATTTGATGCTAATTTTCAAAAAGAAATTGGATTCAAGAGTGGAAAAAATGCCAAAATTGGATTTAAATTATTAGGAATCCAAAATAGTAAACCATATCCATTTATGGCATCAGCTAATTACGAATCTGATACTGTTCTGTCTGTTACAACAGATAAAAAAATACTTGATGTTTATTTTATGTACGATGGAAAAAGGATAACATCACAAGATCATATTCCTTTTGACAAGAAAGGTACAGCGGTAACTATAGTAGCTAAAACGCAAAATATGGTTGGAAAAGAAATTGTTTTAACAGCTCATAAAGTGGGAGAAAAACCAGTTTTTAGACATAGAGTTATAGTAAATTCTGAAGGTGTGGCGACTGTAGTTTTTATTATAACACCAACTAAAGGAGCGAAAAATGGAACAGTAAATAAGTATTATGTAGGGATTGAAGATTATTCTACGAAACATTTGACTGATAAGATGATTAATATGGTTGTGGGAGCTAAAAGAAAAAACACCGAAAAATTAAATTCTGATGCTCTAGAAATGATTTGGGGAGGAAAAGTTAGTGTTGAATTTAGACAGAAAGTCCTTCAAATATGTGAAGAACTTTGGGGTAAAGATCAAAAGTATGAAATGGCAAATGCCTTAATGATTGCTATGTCTGTAGAAACTGGTGAAACATTTAGTAGTTCATTAATAAGATTAACAAAAAATGGATATGTTGGTGCTTCTAAAGAGGAGCATAAAAATAATCCAAGTTTGGTACACAACAACCCTATAGGTTTAGCTCAATTTACAGAAGATGCTGTTAAATCTCTTATTTTAAAAGAAAAAGGAATTTTAGAAAATAAAGAAACAGCTAAAGCTATTACTAAAAAAGAAGTTGACGATTATAAACAAAAATTAGCATTATTGTCGCCTGAAGATCAATTGAGTTATGTTAGAGACTATTTAAAGCTTTTCAATATTCATAAAAAAGTTGCAAGACCTGAAGATGTTTATATGATAATATTTGCACCTAGAGCTACAGGGAAAGGAGATAATATTAATATCTATAAAAAATTTTTAACAGACGAAGACAAAAAAAAAGGAAAAGTTAATCCGAATTATGAAAATAATGACACAATGGATACTAGAAATGATGGATTTAATAAAGGAAATAATGATAGCATAATTCAATCTGGAGAGTTGTTATCTAGGTATAGACAAATGAAAGTGAAAGGAATGAGATATGCGATAGATACTAATGAAGCCAGAAAACTTAATCAAGTTTTAGCAGAAAAAATAATAAAAGGAGGAAGAGTAACCTTTGCAAATTCACACGTTTCAGGTATAATAGACAAGGCTATGGCACAAGATAATATAACAGATACTTCACTTGGTCAAAATGCAAAAAGGAGTAATTATAAAAGGGCACCAGGTGGTGAGATAGAAGTTTTATCTGAATTACTATATATTATGTATCAATTAAGTAAAGATTATACATTTAACGTATCTGAAATTAGTGGAGCAGATCACTCAGTAAATAGTAAACATTATTTTGGTAAGGCATTTGATATAAACGAAATAGATGGTAAAGATATTGGATATGGTATTGGAGCAAAAGCAGTTTGTCTTATACCAGATAGTTTAATTCTTGAGGTTCAGAAGAAGGCATTAAGTCATGGTGCAAGTAGAGTTTTAAATAGCCTAAATGATGTAAAAAAAAGAGAGCATCATAATCATTTTCATATTGAGGTAACACCATAA